CTCCAAGAACGGTTGCCACCTCAGTGCCGTCATAGTCGCTCACGGTGTTGCGGTGTTGGGACACATTACCGAGAACACGCCCATCGCCCTGAACACCACCCTCATCGCTCTTGGCGATTTGTGCCGTAGCCATGAAAGACTTGTGCAAATCCAAATCACGCTCAAGGATAGCGAGAGCATTTTTTGCCTCATTGATGTGCTTGGCAACATCATCGGTATTGTTGTGTGCGATTGCCTGTTGCATGGCTTCCATGCTCGCCAAAGCGCGCCTCGCCATAGGATCCATTTTCGTAATCAGTCCAAAATCAAGAAAGCCTTCCGTCATCTCAATCAACCCTCCCCACACGCTTCACACAAATGAATGTTTTCATAAACCTAACCTCCGATTGAGGTTATTCAATTTCTCATCAACATTGGATTCGGCAGGGCTTCTTTCGCTTCGCCTGTCTTGAACGGTTTGGCTCATGTGATGCTCTCCGTCAAAACGATTTACACGCTCAGGGCTTCTGCCACCACTTCTCCGTGAGTGCAAATTCAATTGTGATTTGCCCCGTGTTCTCAATGGTCGCAAATCTGTTCCATGAGTGGTTGTCATAGCCGAAGGTATGGGGCGAGAGCCGTGAATGTCATCCTCAACATTTCGTTTCCAAATATCATCTATCGTTGGTGGTAAAATGTGGGATTTAGCCATCGCACCTCCGCCTTGTTGCGGTGGCGCACCTTCGGGCGGTGGGCCTGTTTGCGGAGGTGGTGGTGGTGCTTCTTTGTAATCAAAGTGAAGGAAACCACCGTCATCACGCAATTGAGCATCATAGCCCGCTTGTTTCATTTGCATCATGTTGCGGATAGCCATTTCATCCCTTCGCATAGCCATGATTTCATCCTCTTCTTCATGTGGATTGAGAGTGATTTTCCATTCGCTAATTTGAAGGGCTTCAAGCAATAGAGGGAATAGACGGTTATTATACAGGTTTTGACTTGAAGCCAAAGCCCGATTGGTGACGACAATTTGCATACCTTCGTTGTTCAAGCCTCCACCCGACACATCGTTCATAAACACATTTGACACACCGTAAAACGACGAAATGCGTTGCCGAATGTCGTCTTTGATCGGAATGTATTGTAATTCCTCAAGGGTGTCCATCATACGCACATATTCAAGACCACCACGACCTGTTTCTGTTTCAACACCAACCGTAGGAATGTATTGTGGGTCACGCTCAAGGTGTTCCTGAATGTTGCGTGCGGTTCGTTCAACGGTTTCAAGGTTAGACGATTTAATTACCATCACACCTCTCGGCATTCGCCTCTTTTGGTAAGCCGAATAAACATAATTGTCCATCGCAATCAGCGTGTTCACTTGTCGCCATAGTGTAGCAACGGGCGAGCGACCATACAATTTTGATGGCGACCATTTGCTCAAATGGATAACTTCACCTTCGGTATAGACCTGCCCCGCACCAACACCTGCGAGGTTCATGTAATGAATGGGAACAACGGGCAATCCTGTTTTCGGACACTTCTCATCCTTGTCACTTGTGCGGAATGACCTGTCCAACAGGCTCGTGTATTGTTTGCCCCCACGCACACCACGCTTATCGGCAACGATACGCATGAAAATGGGGTCAGCACGAGTGATTTCTTTGATGCGGTAAAATTGGGGTTGTCCTGTGTTGGGATCCACGAAATATTCCTTCGTGAGAATCAGGTATGCGTCATCAACAATGTTCAAGTCCATTTCCACTTCACGAAGGACTTCAAGGAATGATTGTGTCATTCGGTTGTCCTCATGGAGAAGGGCGTTTGCATATTCCAATTGCCCCTTATCAGCCTCACGAACCTCGCCCCCGCACATACGGCACGAGTCCACTGCTTTGTTGTATTCTTCATCACACTCTCGGCACTTCTTCACAAATTTCGGTTTCCATGTCCAACCTTTGCGGAATGTTTCAGTCGCCAAATGATTGAGAATTGAACGCAACACCAAACACTCGTATGAGGCGGCGTATAGTGCGGGAATGGTGATACCCTGCAACAACGGCGGTTCTTGAACACCTGATGTGAACAAGGGCATCTGCGGTGTGGGTGTTTCATGGCGTTCCATATCCATGCCAAGAGCCGAAAACAAACGGTCAATGCGTTTCTTTTCACTCATGGGCAATCACCTCAAACGCTCGCTTCAATTTGTCCTCAGACATTCCCCATGCCTTAAGCAATTCAACCTGCTCTTTCTTTGAGGCATAGGTATAGGTCAAAAGACGCATAGCCATTTCATCACCTTCATAGGACTTGAGCAAAACGGCGGCATTCCTTTTGTTTTCATTCAAATATGGATAGGCTTGGCGGGTTGCCTTTTGCACTGAGAGGTCGCCTTCAATGACGAATTGACGATCTTCCCACATAATGTTGCCCACGCCAAGACTCTCCTTTAACACAACGGTAAATTCATCGCCTCTTTTGCTTGTGAACGGCAAAAACAAACGAGGCGAGCCTGATGGGGTAATTTCCAAATGTCCTCCGACATCCCAAAGGTTAGCGATGAAATTGTCGGCGTTTTTGAGCATGATTTTTGGGGATTGTTTGCCGTAAAGAAGTGCCTTTGAGTCATTGTTCCTCGCTTTGCCAACCACTTCAATATCAAACAAAAACCCGTGTGACTTGATGAGCATGGCAATTTCAGCCGAAGTCGCTGTGCTGTGCGATGCGAGCATTTGCGAAGTCATCCCCCCATAATCATCTATGTTTTGTGACGCTTTGCTCAATATGTCATATTCTCGTCGGCTCAAACGGCTTTCAGCGTTGAGTCGGTCAGACCATTCTTTCCATATTGCCTCTCGTGTTTCTTCATCAGCGTTTCGTGACGAAACAACCGCTTTACGAAACAGGAATTCCAAGCGTTCACCATGCGTAGCGAGCATATTGAAATCGTTATCACGGACATCAATGTGTCCCCAATCACTATCACGCCACCATGAGAATTCTTTGGGCAAAGCATCCTGTTCCTGCTTCAACAAATTGATTAAACGAGGAATAATGCTTTCTTCGCCATTTTCCTGCATGATTTTGATTATTTGATCGCCACTCGCGCCAAAATTGTCCATGAAATAACTGCGTGTTATTCCCACCGTTGGCGTTGCGGTTGTTCCCGGTTGGTCTGTCGGCATACCTTCGTTTTCGTTCCCCGAAAACCCTTGAATTTGTGAACCCGCTGTCGCTTGAGGTGGCATTTCTTGTTGTTGCTCTTGTTGAGTGCTTTTGGCTTCCTCTTGTTTTGCTTCTTCCAATTCTTTGGTCTTTTCAGCAACCTTCTCCGAAGCCATTTGCTGATTGTTTGGCAACAATTTGAGGATGGCACTATCCATCGTATTCAGCATGGGATTCCATTCAATTTTCATGCGTCAGCCCACCCTATTCGTTTTGTCCAAGCCTCGCTGTCAAGAATCACGATGCTGTCTTTGTATTCCTTCGTAGCCTGAACCGCAAGGGCGAGGGCAATAACTGTATCGTCGTGTTTTCCAAGCGACTCCATTTTACCATTCGGCAACATGGTGAACATGGACAATTCGTTTATCAAAATGTCCATCAATCTTCGTGTAGCCCCGTCCTCTTTGTAGGGCAAAATCAAATGCCGTTGTTCAAAGTGCAATTGAAGAGTGTGAATAACCGCTTCTTTTTTCATACGGCTCATGGTGAATGGTTTGATGGGCAAATCGCTGATTTCTTTCAGCACTTGATGAAATGCCTGTGCGAAATTGTTGGTTTCCAATTCCACAATGACGGGGTTGTAGCGAGTGTTCAATTCTATGATTTTGTCAATTTGGTCGTTGAATGACATTCCTTTTTCACGGTGCATCCAAATCACACGCTTGTGTCGGTTTTCATCCACCGCAATCACAACCATGCAGGTGTAGTCGGCTGAACGGTCAGGACTGATTGCAGGATCCCAACCGATGTAATAATTCACATCCTCTCGGTTAGGATCGGCGTAGGGGTCAAATTCAAACGCATATTCCAAGTCCTTACACGGCTCAACCATATCTTCGGGGAACAGGCTCGCATCGCTCGCAATTGGGCGACACAGGTATTCACGGGTGAATGCAATTGAAGTCATTTCACTCCTTCGCCCTTGTAGTGCCTCAAGACTCCAACGCTCAGGCCAAAGTGGGTCGCCCGTCTGCTCACTAATGGCGGGATATTCACGGACTTGATACCCACTCAAACCCTTCAATTCTTGGTAAAGGTCAGTGTAGGAGAACGGAGTGCCGACAATGCACAATTGTGCCGAGTGGTGAAGCACAGGCAACAAAGCGGTGTAAAACCACGAAGCAATATGTGCTAATTGGGTTGATGCTTCGCTTGACAAAATATCGTCAAGCACCACGATGTCAGGGTGCGCGCCACGCACAGCCTTGCCGACTGACATAGCCGATATGGATGATTTGTTTGTCATTTTGAATTTCTGTTTTGCCCATCCTCGTGCGGGTTTCAAATGCGAAAGCACAGGATTTGATTCAATCAATTCGTTCATTTTAGCCATGTGTTCAATAGACTGATGCTGACTGTGTGAAAAGAATAGGACTTCTGTGCCGGGATTATAAGCCATTTTCCATAGCAAATAGACTCGGTAAAACACGGACTTGCCGTGGTCACGAGAAGCGATTACGCAGGTTTTGTTGTGTTCCTCCGACATGGCGAACCATTCTTCGTGAAAGTCGGCTAACTGATAGCCTTCCTCTTTGCCACAAATGTCCTCAAAAAAGAATTTGAAATCCCTGCGCCCCATTTCCCAATCCACTTTATTGGCGAGGTCAAGGACACCTGCTGACACGAGGCATCACCTATACCCAACCATTCGGCAACAGTGAATAATTGACATTCGCATCGTTTTCTTTCAGCAATTGCTGACGCATACCACTTGGTAGTAGTGAAAGGTCATCGTTGCTATTGTTGAAGGTATCACCAAACAAATCATTCATTTCATCCATGAATTGAGGATGCACTCTTTCAACCTCATCGCCGTAATTTTTAAGATGGCTGATAGCCTCCGCCTTACCTTCTTGTGCATCAAGAATCAATTCCCCCACCTCTTCACTTGACATAGAACGGATTGGCTTTAGTGCTTCGGTTTTTGCTTCAACCTTGTTTTTATTGCGATTGGCTTTGCGCTCTTGTGCCGCTTCAATCGTTGCCGTGTCGTCCTTTGGCTTCACGGATTCCGTCTGTTCTTCACCATTAAACAGTGTCGTTTGTTTTGCCGTTGGTGGTGTCTTGGTGGTCTGTTCCTCAACCTGTGGTTCGGGCTTCTTTACAGACTCGGTATTTTCTTGAGGCTGACCGAACCCTGAATCCCTAATTGCTTCAAGCATAGCCCTTCCCATAGCGGTTTCATTTTCATCCAACGCACCTCTCGTTTCGCCCGCTTCGGGCAAATCGGTTTGTGGTGCAGGAGTGCGCTCAGCCTCAACCTTATCGGCGGCTTTGTTTCGCTTGTCTCGTTCTGCTCGGCGTTTTGGCGAAGGCAATTCATGCACTTGGGGGTCACGGCGATCTTCTCTCATCGTGATTGGAGATCGCATACCCTTTCGTGAGCCGCCTCGTGGAGGTTTAGCCCCTGTGCTTTCAGGCAACATGAAACGCTCTTGCACCTCACGCGCCTCCAATGCAGTGGGGACTCCGCCTTGTGGTTGTTCAGCCATTTCACGCTTAGGGATAGGGGTTTCTTGTGCTTCACGCTTTTGATTTGGATTCAGTGTTTCACCACCAAGCATTTGGTTTGCTTCATCAAGACTCGGTTGAGTCTGTTCTTTCATTTTAGGGAATTGGGGGATATTGCCCGATTGTTGCATTTCTTCCCATAGGCTAAACGCCTCATCCTCAGTCATGTCGCCTCGCTCAACGAAGCGTTCCATAGCCTCAGCGTATTCCTTGCGTTTATCGCTCACTTGTTGGTATTTTTCGTTGGCGGCGGTGTCCTGCCTGTCGCCAAGGTCGCCTGTTGTTCTTCGATCCAATTTGGGCATAGGACTACCCTGCTTAACATCAGCCGATGAAAGAGGGGTCACTCCTTCTTCTCGTGGCTCTTTGCCCCTTCTTCGCTCATTCACTTCACTCAAAAGAGAACGGTAATCCGAATCAGGGACGAGTGTTTGAACAGCCGACACAAATCGATCATCACTTGGCCCACCGAAATTTTTTGCTCTTTGACTTGCACTCATGTCGCCTCGCATGGTTGGTGGGAGGCTTCGTGTGCGTTTCGTTTCAACAGGTGCGGATGATGCAGGTGCGGGTGCAGGAGGTTGCTCGGTATTGAAGTCCTCACGCATTGGGACTTGTTCGGGTTCAAGTGCCTGTGGTGCTTCATCATCAAAGCCACCCTGCTGACCCATGAAATCCCTAAAGGCGGGTGGTTCTCCACTCGCCCTTGATGTTCGTGTAGGAGTTGGGGT